AACAATGGAAGCTGAAGATGTTATGGATTATGTCCTCCAAGCAAATGAAGGTCTTGTCTCAGCTATAAACCGTTATGAACATTCCCAGATAGATTTTGCTCTATTTGCATTCTATGAATGTCTAACATATTTAAAAAGATATGACAGACACGAAAAGGATTTAATAAAGAAAACTGTTATCAATGGAGAACTAAAAACAGGATTTATTAAATATGAGGAACCAGCTGAAGTTGAAGAGGTGCCATATAAAGAAATTGACCCAATCCAATTAAAAGAACTCCTTCTAAAGATTCCAATCAAAGATAGGGATGCAAACATCTATTTATATTATATCCTGCAGGAAAAAGATTATGGGGCCTTTATGGAAACATCCAAATACTTTAAACTAACCTCAGAACGTATAAGGCAAATAGTAACTTCAATTGAAAAAAAGATAAGAGCAGACAAAAATATTTCAAGAGAAATAATCAATTTAATGAATTAATAAAATTTTGTACTATTTATAATAAAGAAACAAAATGAGCAAACAACAGTCATTCATAACAAAGGAAGCAAGAGAGCAGAAAGCTCTTATCTGGTTCATTGGCAATAATGCCAACATCACTTCCTGCACACCAATGCCAAAGTTCTCAAGCTTTGATAACTGGATGACATCTGGTGGAACAGAATTTATGGTTGAGGTTAAAGTAAGAACAGACTACACATCTGAACAGATAAATAGATTTGGTGGAGCTTACATTGAATTTGATAAACTCGCTGGCATTCTCGAATTCCAGGATAAGAATAACTTATCAAGCAGAATCATATACGCAAACTTTTTTAAAGATGAGGTTCAAATGTTTGAGCTTGACCCAAACCCAGCAAGTTACACCTGGGAATTAAAGTACCTACAAAAGAATGACTACGATAAACAAAAAGTGTGGAAGCAAGTAGCTTGTCTTCCTCAATCAAATATAATTGAAAGGAGAACATACAAATGACAGAAGAAGAATATAACGAGATGTACAAGCGTTGGCTTGCATCCAAAAAACACGAAGAGTTTGCAAGCAAGATGAAACAGAAGAAAGAAGAACAACCAAAAGAATTAATGACCAAAGATGAATTGATAGGTGTAATAAACTCTATGATGGAATACCACGCTCTGTCTTCAACAGATAAAGAAAAGTCTGATTGGCTATTGTTATCTGATGGATGTGATAAAATTAAAATGTTTAATTCCTTGATTCATATTGTTAAGGAATACACAATCTACTTGAGAATATATGAGGAACTGCAGGAGTTTGAAATCTGTGCCATCATTAAAGCTTTACTTGATGCTGAAACATTTGAAGCACTGAGGTTCTGCAGATTATACCTGCCACTTGAAGAACAAGAGGAACAAGAATTCCTGGACCTTCAAATGTATATAAGAGCGCTGGTGGATGATGAATTTAATAACCAATTTAAAAACAAATAACAATGAACGAGAAAGAACTAAAACAAGAGAAAGTTAAAATAATCCTTGAACATATTGAAAGGATGGCATTCTTAACTCAGCAGATGACTGAGAGTATTAAAGATATAAATAGAAGGTTAAGAGATATAAATTCTAAACCTGGGTCTCCAAATTTTAGCAATGACAGCAATAACGCTTAATAATATATACACACATATATATACAGCAGCAACATTCAATTCAATCCTTGCCTCATACTTTAGAGATAAGAATGAGAGAGATGAGTTTCGTCAGCATATGTTCCTTGAAGTTTATAAACTCAAAGAAGAGTTTATGATTAATATATATAATCAAGGGGGGAATGACCTAATACATTTTTATGCTGCAATGGTTAAAAACCAGGTTTGCTCTGACTCAAGTCCTTGGGCCAAACAAAGGCAGAATGGAATAATATACAATGAAGAGCTTTTAACCAATCTTCCATATGAAGATGACCCAATCTATATAAATAAGAAGAATGTTATTATAGATGTAATAAATAGACTGCAGGGAAAACATCCAAAGATGATTGAGGATTTTGACCACTTCAAATGGTACTTCTTTGAAAATATGTCTTATCGTCAAATTGAAAAGAAGCTAACTCAGAATGGTACACCAATCTCCAGGCACACTGTAAGAACAAAAGTAATAAGAGCTGAAGCTCTGATAAAGAACTATATAAAAAACAACTACAAAGATGATAAACTTAATTGATGTTACTCCAGTTATAATTGCACTCAAAGGATTCCTTATTGCCTGGTTCATTGTTTACTTTGGCCCACTACAAGAATTCCTACAAGATGTATTTCAAGATTACTTAAAACAATTCAAATACACCAGGAACTTTTTAACCTGCACACCTTGCATTAGCTTTTGGGCTGCACTCATTATGTCACTAAATATATTCACCGCAATATCTGCAGCGATTATAGCTTATGTCTTTATGAATTTATTTAGGCCAAAATTTTAATTTATCTATTTATACTAATGACACTCAGCAAGAAATACCTTATTACACAAGAGGATATAGATGTTTGGAAAACACTTAAACACCTGCCATCTAATGAATATTATGAACAGGAATTCTATAAACTGCTTGACCTGTTTATTAAATTTATTAATGATAAACAAACAAGATGTATAGCTTGTGTAGATGACTGGAGATTTGTTAGAGATAACGTTGCTCAGTTCTTTGGAGCTCACCAAGATTGGGCACAAGAAATGATTAATCAGGCATTATTATATGCCTCAAATGATAAAAAAGATATAAAAAACTAAACATTATGGCAAAAAAAGAATATAAATGGACTCCTGCAGATGAAAAATTCTGTGAACATTACTTCGAATATGGTAACCAGACTCAGGCTGCTTTGTTTGCTTTTGGTGACAAACGTGTTGACCCTAAGGGGATTACGTATGAAACTGCTAAAAACAAGGGGAGTGAGATGATGACTTATCCACACATTTTGGAATATATAGAGCAACTGAAGGAAGAATTTTCAGCTCAATTTAAACAAAATAAAGAAAAAACAGTCCGTGATTTAATCACCAGCGCTGAAGAAGCTAAGAAGGCTGGCCAGTTTGTGGCCTATGCCAAAATTCGAGATATGGTAATCAAAATGGAAGGTTTTTACGAACCTGAGAAACATTCTCACGTTATTGAATTCGATGTTCAAATCCCAGGTCTCGATAATCTAAATTTAGAAAAAGAAGAAGATGGAGAAGAAGAAGGTAACGATTAATCTTGCCCCCCTCTACCCAGCACAATTAAATATTGTTAAAGATATTATACAATCTAAATCGTTTTATAATATTGTAAATGGTTCAAGGCAGTGTGGAAAATCTATATTGTTAATTAACCTTGCAATGTATTTTGCAATGAAGTCCCCTAAGGAAAAGATATTAATTATTTCCCCCTATGATAGCCAGGTAAAAAAACTCTACACAGATATTATATCAAGTTTTGGAGAAGCTGGGAAAGTTATTGTAAAAAATAAGAGGGGGTCTGGAGGTTCAGCACAAATCATTTTAAATAATGGTGCAATGATTTTATTTAGGGGGGCCAAGTCTGGTGATGCAATTCGTGGACTTGACCCTGCTTATATTCTTGCTGATGAGGCTGCTTATATTGATGAGAAAGTTTGGCAGACAGCAATTGAACCATCCCTTACAACTAAGGGGAAGAAAGTTATAATGGTATCAACCCCCCGTGGAAATAACTTCTTTAAACACCTGTGGTTAAAAGGTCAGGACAATGATGATTTTTATAAATCTTTTAAAATTAATTATAAGGATAATCCTTATGCTAAATTAAAGTTCATTGAGAAGCAACGTGAACAACTTGCTACAGAAATATTTATGCAGGAATATGAGGGGGTCTTTATGGACCAGACTTCCATCTTCAAAGATGTTAGAAAATTTTCAACAGCAGTTATTAAAACCCCCCCCTCTCAAGTTACCATCGGAATTGATGTGGCATTCAAGAATGACTTCTTTGTATGTACTGCTTTAGATAACACTGGTCAAATGGTTGATATGCTGCGCTTTAACAAAGTTGATACACAAGAAGCAGTTAATAGAGCTACAGCATTTTGTAAAAAGTGGAATGCCAGACAAGTATTGATTGAGGAGAATAATGTGGGGGGGCCAGTGATTGACCTTATGAGAGCAGCTGGTGTAAATGCTATTATGCCGTTTACAACAACAAGCAAATCGAAGGGGGAGTTGATAGCTAAACTTATGGTAGACTTCAACACTGGTAAGTTAAAGATATTGAATGATGAGATTGTGATAGGGGAAATGGAAGCATTCACATATGCACTTACCAAGAGTGGTAATGTTACATATGCTGCAGCATATGGGCACGATGATGTTGTGATGTCGCTTGCTCTTGCAAACTGGGCTAAGGGGACAAGTACATATACCCCCCTAATGATAATGTAAATCCCCTTATTAAAATTATTTTTAACAATTCTATCAACAATTAAAATTTTTAACTATTTATGAAAAGAAGCAAGAAGCTTCTTAACAATTCTAAATTTATAAAATATGATTACAGTTAATATTGGAACAAACAGTTATGATGTTGCCAGCACCTGGAGAGAAGTTAGTTTAAAGAACTATGCTGACATCTTAAAGGTTAATAAGATACCAATGACATCCACTTATATTAGGGGGTTGGAAACAATAGCAGCGCTTCTTATTGAGGGGGATACAACAGTATTCTTTGATGCAATGTTCAATGAGTTATATGAAACAGAAACAGAACAGATTGCACAGCACGTTACATTTATAACAGATAATGTTAAAAAGTATTGCACCAAAAAGAAGATTGAGGAAATAGAGATTGTAGAAGAGAATGGTTCAAAATGGGGGGTTGTATCTGAGTTCGTTGGACTTAAGGGTGCAGAGAGAGTTACACTTGAGCTTGAGCTTGCTGAAGATAAGCAGGTATATGACCCAATGGAATTAACATTTGCTATGCTTGCCAGAAGAAAGAATGAAGATGGGACATTGAAGAAATTTGATAAGAATGACTTTAAACACGCTCTGCACAACTTAACAAGCAAGGTTCCAGTGATTGATGTGTTTGGACATATTAGTTTTTTTTTGAATACCGCAACCACCAGTACTACATCAAATACCCGAACGTTTTCAATAACAACAACGAACTCTCCGAAGAAGAGCTTGCAAAACTCTCCAAAGAAGAAAGGGAAGAAATGATGAAAGCTCTCGAAGATGAGAGAAAGAATGGATTCAGCAGGTGGAACTGGTTTGGTATAATTGACAAATTGGCAGGTGGTGACCCCCTTAAGTTTGAGGAAGTTCTGGATTTAAACTTTGAGTTTATGCTTCAGAAGCTTTGCTTTGATGATTTAAAAGAGAAGGAAATTGAGAGAAGACAGAAACAAAATAACAATAGATAAACAATGGCACAAGTACGTTCATATAAACAATTGATAATTCTTCTTGAAGATATTCAAAGAAGGCACCCAGATATTCACACATTTAAGGAGGGGGAATCATCAGACTTTGGTGAGGATGGTTCTATAACATATCCAGCCCTTAAAGTAAATATTGTACCTGATGAAAGTTCAATGCCAAGGAATGATTATGCTGAGTACCCCTCAATCATCCTGGCCGTTAATCTACAGATGCTTGACCAGCTAATGCCAGCTGAAGATAATAGAGTTGACACACGTTCTGATATGATTCGCCTGATGCAGGATGTAATTAATGAGTTAACGAGTCACCCCTACTATCAACGTTCAAGAATAACGATATTAAACGATATTAATTTTGAGAAATATTATCGTATTTCAGATGATAACAATACAGGAGTGGGGGTTACCCTTCATTTTCAATTAACAAATGACAACAGCTGGTGTGGACTTCCATTTGAAGACATTGCTGGGTTCTCAGCTAATGGCCCAATAAGCACAGGATATTCACAGAGCACAACTTTTGCAACGATTGCTTATGTTGATTCAGAGATTGCTGATGCAATATCAGGTTTATCAACAGATAACTTTTATACAACAGGGGGAACTTTGGTTGGAACTTCAATTGTGTTTGATAGAACAGATACACTTGATGCTTATGAGGTTCAATTATCAGGGTTAACAAGTGGAATAACTGCAACAGGAGCTTACTTAAATTTAAGTGGTGGAACAGTAACTGGAGATACAAATTTCACAACAAATGTAACAGTAACAGGTATAACAACTTCTGGAACATTCAAAGTAAACACTTTCAATCCAACCAACCCACAGATTTATGCTGATTCAGATACAAATACTGGGATAATGTTTGATGGACCTGATATTATTTCTATTCACACAGGAGGTTTTCAAAGATTACTTATAAATTCTTCTGGTCAAATTACGAATGGTTCACAGCTTGCTGGAACTGGATGGGAAACTTATTTAAGTGGAGACACAAGATTGGACTTACTTTCTGCAACAACATTGTCTGCAACAACAATTTGGGCATATAATGACCCTTGGACAATTGAACTTATGGATTTGCAGGTTGTAGACTTTTTTGCACCATATTCTCTTCAAATAGATTCAGTTACAAACATATTAAACTCACCATCAATTACACTATTTGATGATGATGTTGCCTATTCATTTGGTGCAACAATTGCATCAGGAAGCAAGATTACAGTATCTGCATCAACAGCAAGTGTGATAACATTAAATTCTGTAAGATTATGATAAATGGACACTATATTAAAGCTGGTGGAATAGACCCAACAAAGAAGATATACTATGACAGACCACAAGTTTTGTCAGGAGCAACTGAAGTTGATTATGATGAACCTTGGTTATTTGACCAAAATTGGGACCCTATGTATTATCCAACTGATGGAATTTATCAAGTTGTTGACCATTCAGTTTCAGCTGATTACTTAAAATATGATAATGCGTTTGGTCATAAGTTCAGATTTACAGGATTGTTGGGTGGATATTATGATTTCAATGATTCTACTTATAAAACAAGTGCAGGAACATCATCAGATTTTCAAACAGAATTTGCAGACCCAGTTGGAGGAACTGCACCAGATGGATACATCATTGACCACTTAACTGGTTTAGGTTGGAGGTCACAAAGAGGTGGAGCATCAACCTGGCAATCTGCTATGTCTGCTGTTCCAACCTTAACTGTATTTACATATACTGATTGGGTCAATGCACCTGCAAGTTATTATACTACATTGGTTAGGTCTAATGTAACACAATGGGCATTTCCAGCAACTCGACCACCATTCCAATATGACCAAGCAACACATTGGACTTGTAACACAAATTTGAATAATGTTTTAACTGCTTATCGTGCAAATACAGGTACAGCATTTGATTCAGCAACAAAAACAACAACAGGTGCGAACAGAAGTTTTATGAGGTTGCATTATAGAAGAGATGAATTTGTTTTACAAAATAATAGTACACATTTAATAAGTTATGTACGTGATACCAATGCAAATATTGAAGTTGCAAACTTTAGAGATTATGACCTTGGATGGTATCTTGCCAATACTAATGAATTTGAGTATGAATTTGTTGGCAATAAACCTGTCCTTAATAAGGATGATTCTACTCTATTATTTACAAAAAATGCATTTGGTAACAATTATAGAATAACAAATGATTTAGGTGGTACTGTTTATGATGGAAGTGATGGTTCAAGTGTAAATTATGCTATTGACCATTATTCAGGATTGGGCTGGTATTTACTGAATGCTGTTGCTGTGAATAATGCTTGGAGTGCAGCTTCAGAATCTATACGTACAACATCTTATGCTGGCTATGATAATTGGAGAATGCCAACAATAAGAGAGGTTCAACAGATAACAACTGGTGATACATATACAGTTCTTAATCCAATTGAGGGTTGGACTGCTGCAATTTTCTGGTGCTTAAATTCAACATCAGCTGCAAATGCAACAATATTTAGACTAACATCAGTTTATAATTCAATTAGAATTCAAGCATTTCAAACAGCAGCTAATGCTGCAATTGCTGGACTTGCTGTTAGGAATCATTTTTAAGAAATCTATCAACAATTAATTTTTTTAACTATTTATCTATAATGGAATTAGATTTCAAACCCATATCAAAGAAAATTGAGGAGTTAATTAAGAAAAGAATTAAGGACCTTGGACTTGTTAAGACAGGAACTTTGCTTGATTCAATATCTGTATCAACAAATGGTGTGGGTTCATTTGAGGTAACTGCTGAAGATTATTACACAGCACTTGATGCAAAGTATAACATAAGCAATTATGCACTTGAATCTGATGAATTGACTCAGTTTATTGAGGATGAAATAGCAAAACAACTACAAAAAGAAATTAATAAATAACATAATGGCAATTACAACATTTTATTTACCCCAAATATTAACACCAACATTCAATCCAGTTGGGTTATCTGTTACTTCAACCAATCAAACTAAGCAGAAGTTTCAGGTATTATATGATGTGTATTCTGCCAATACACTCACAAGACTATTTAGAGAAAAAGCACAAGTTGGACCAGATGGATATTGCAAATCTAATATACAATCAAGACTTAAAGATTATTTGTCATACGATTTGGTGCCATCATCAACTGGAATTACTTCAAGTGTGCCAAGCAGGGTAGGATATTATGTTCAGATAGGGGAAGAATATGTACACGAATGGGATTTCGATGACAACTATTTCTATACAGGACAAAAATTAGGATTCACATCAGCCACAAATACACATTCATTCTCAGTAGGTGATAGAGTATTTGTTGACCAAGACCCAGGTTATCAATGGGAACAATACAATGGTGTTCATACAGTCATTGTGGTTCCTGATTCAAACTCAATTGTTGTTGATGTAACATTTACAGCTTCAACTGCTGACCCTGGTGTAATAACATTTGCTGATTCAAGAACAACAAAGTTCACTGGACTTACAACTGTATCAGGTTTAACAGTAAATAATGCAGCATTTGGTCACCTTGATTGGTTGGATTATACAGTTGATGACTATAATTTAACTGCAGGTACAGCAACATTCTTTTGTGATGCACCAGCACAATATGAAATGAGTGAAGACTCAAGAGCCTGGATTAATTTCTTTATTTCAAGTGCAGTAACTATAAGACAACTCGTGGTTCAGACGCTTGATAATGGTGGAAATCAATTAGGATACTATACAATAAATGCAGCATCAATGGTATCAGCTGCACAAAATTATTATAAGGTAGGTGTAGGACCGTGGAACATAACAAATACAGCTTTCATTGCCTCAGGTTCATCTACAATGCCAATTATGCAGGATAATGTATTCTCATATAAGGTATGGATTGAAGATGTTTCATTAAATGACTTGACAGAACATAGAGAATTTAAACTTGACCATAGATGCAGCAGGTATGATAACAACATTTCTATTTGTTTTTTAGATAGAAAAGGAGCTTTCATTTCAAAAGAGTTTCAACTTGGTAGGGGAGAATCAGATGATATTTCAAAAGAAGAATATAAGAGACCTATAGGAGAATTTAATGGTTCAACATATGGATATAATTCATATGAAAGGGGCAGAACAATTTATAATGTGGATGTAACAACAAAGAATTTTGCTACATCTAATTATGTATCTGAGAATGATGCTAATTATTTAAGACAGTTATTCTCATCCCCAGAAGTATATTGGAATGATGGAGGTATATTTAAACCTATAATTATTAAGAATAAATTTTACAAGGTGCCAAGCAAGCGAATAGATAAATTATTTAATGTATCAATTGAGTTTGAATTGGCATATAGAAATGCAATAAACGTATAAAAATGGAATTAACATCATATATATCATTCATAAGTACAGGTGGAACATCTTCTGGGTATATCCCACTTGATGAATCTATTCCTTTATTGTTAAATTTCTCACTTGAGGATTTCAAAAACCCTGGAAATCGTTCTGGGTCATTTTCTAAACCTGTAAAAATCCCTGGTAGCAAGGAAGCAAACATTTTATTTGGACAAATATATGCTATTAATTCAAGTGATTGGACATTTAATGTTAATAAGAAACAAAGTGTTATTGTCTATACAAATGGTGTAAAAGTATTTAAGGGTTATTTGCAGCTTAAAAGAATTAATACCAAGAGTGAAACTTTAAATGATGCTGAGCAAGTTAATAGTTATGACTGTGTTATCTTTGATGACCGAGTAAATCTATATTCAGAACTTGGCAGCAAACAGCTTACTGATTTTGATTTCAGTCAATATAATCACGTACTAAATGACTTTTATACACAGGAAACTACAGGTAATACTTGGCAAGATGCATATGTATATCCTATGTACTATGGACCATCAACAGTAAACTATAAAACCAGAGACTTCTTACCGTCAATCTTCGTTAGAAAGTACCTTGAGCAGATGCAAATAGACAATGCGTTTACATTTACAGGTGCAATCCTTGATGATGAGCAATTTGTTAAGATGGTTATGCCATATAATGGAGAGGTGCCAAAGATTTCTGAGGAAGATAGACTTGATAGAATGTTCCAGGCATCTGTATCTGGAGATGTTTTATATACAGCAACTCGTGTAGCCAATTCTAATAACTATACGTCAGATAACTTAACTACAGTTGACTGGTATTATCCATTTAATTTCCCAACACATCCTTCATTTTCAACATTTGGCCGTGTTATAAATTATAACAATGAGTCTGATGCAGGAAATTTTGATACTGGTGGTAACTATGATAACTCACTTTATAGATTTACATCACCAGCAGTTGGAACATATGATTTCAATGTTGCGTTTGTAGGACTTTTCAGGTGGGATATTGGTGCAGATGATGGTTGGTTATATGAAGATTCAGCTGACCCAGCAATGTCAGCAGGAACACCAGTTAAATTTCAAGTACGATTGGTTAGAAATAAAGCTTTATGTACAACCAAAGCACTTCTTGAAGCAAATACTGTTGGGTGGTTTAATGATGACACATCTGTTACAATGCCTCAAAGAGCAAATATTGCTTTATCAGGTCCAGATGTTCAAGGTGGTTCTTTTTATTTAAAATCATTTAACTTCAATCAGACATTTGAAGGAATTCAACTTGGTGCTGGTGAGACTTTGGATGTAATGTTCTTTACACATAACAACAGATTGCTTGGTGCAACAACTTATTGGGATTCATCAGGACACGTTGGTCAAGCAACAAATGATGATAACGTTGCAATGACATTATCCTTCTTGTTTACCAGCAACATTGGAGCTGTAAATAGATTTAAGAATACACCTCACATTGGAAATATAAACAATGGAGATAACATATATCTAAATAATTTTATACCTCGTCAGGTGTCCCAAAAAGACCTATTCGCTTCGGTGGTTCAGATGCACAACATCTACATCCAGGAAAATCCTGAGAATGAACGTGAAATTATTCTGAAAACGAGGTCGGAATTTTATTCTTCAACCACTTTTTCAGATTGGTCTGATGTATTTTGTTCTGAATTAGAATGGAATCAAGTTCTATTATCAGAACTTCAAAGCAAAAGAATATTCTTCCAGTACCGTGAAGGGAAAGACCCATATAACACTGATTTTAAAGATTCTACGGGAATTTCTTACGGCACCAAGGAGGTTGTGTTTGACTCAGAGCTGCTCCAAGGTGATAAAAAGGTTGAGGTAATTTTCGAACCTACACCAATTCAACTCAATGGATTCGGTATACCAGTAAGTGCAATAGATAGTGCTGCCCCTAAGTGTGGTCCACGTATCCTTTATTATGAAGGAATGGTTACTTCAAATCCTTGGGTTTATCAGGGTGACTTTAATGTTAACCAAACAAAGACTGCATATGCTTATGCAGGACACTTTGGAGGGTCAGGTGCTCCTTATAATCCTACATATGACCTTAACTGGTCAATCAATGACTATTATTATTTCCCACTTGAGACAACTTATACCAACTCATTATATGACAGGTACTGGGATGACTACATTGATTTCATTGCAAATGGAAAATTATTAACTGGATACTTCAAATTAACAGAAAAACATATCAATGAACTTGATTTTGGTAAAAAAATATGGATTGAATTCTTCAAAAGTTATTTTTATGTAAACAAAATAACAGACTTTAACGCTTCAAAACCTGGTATTACAAAGGTTGAGTTGTTTAAAGTTTATGAGGGAAATAGAAATAGACCAAGAGGAAGAAGAGGAGACACAATTTATAAACCACAAGGTGAAGTTATTGCTGCTTTAGACAATCAAGGAGGAGGAACATCAGGAAGTCAGGGTGGAAGTGCAACAATTTTGCAAGATGCAAAAGGAGATAACTATGTAAATACAGATGGTGGTGGAGCAGTTGTTGGAACTGGAAATGAAGTGTCACAAACAAAAGGTTTTATTGTTAACTCAGATGATAATACCATTCTTGGTGCAGATAAATCTTCTATTCTTGGTGGAGCTGGCAATACAATTAAGGCAGGTCCACAAGGAGCTACAATTATTGGTGGTATTGGAAATGAAATTTATGGTTTTTCATCAGGTGCAACAATTATTGGTGGCAATAATAATTACATTGATGGTGATGTATCTGGTGTAACAATCATTGGAACTTCAAATCTTGTTATAACTGCTTCAACAGATTCAGGTACTTATATTGAGGGAATCAAATTTAAAGATGGTTTTGTAAGTGGTATGACCATTGATGGTTATCTTCCATTAACTGGCGGAATATTAACTGGTGGTTTAACTGGTACTTCTGTAAATTTCGCAGGACCAATTATGTCTGCAGGAACAGATTTATATGATATTTTTGCAACTTCTGTGTCTGCTGGTCAAACTTTTGTTCAGCCAGGATTAAATACTTATACTGGAGGAACAGAAAATGCTCCAACAGTTAATATTTCAGGTGCAACACTTGAATATTTAAGTGCTACAACAATTTCTGGAGGTACATTATATTCAGGTTCAACAAATTTATCTTCAATATTTGCTCCAATTTCAGTTTCAGGTGGTACATCTGGAAGTTTGTGGTCAGGTTCAACTGGTTTAAATACTATAATTGCAAACAATGGTACAGGAAATCTTGCAGAAGGAAATTATTCACAAGTTCTTGGTGGTGTTTTTGGTAATGCAGTTCTTGAAGGGGCCACAGTTGTTACAGGTATAAATAATCTTGCCTATGGACAGTACTGTTTAATATTTGGAGGTAGTTATAATACAGCTCTTACAATAAATTCAGTTGTAGTATCTGGTACTTTAAATAAGGCCAATGCAAACTTTTCATTCATTGGAGCTGGAAATAACAATGAGACAAATGGAACATATGCATTCGTTGCAGCAGGTTCAAATAATAAAGCTAATGCTTTCAATTCATTTGTTGGTGGTGGTTCAGGTAATACTGTATCAGGACTTAGAAGTGCAATTCTAAATGGAAGTGGAAATACTGTGTCAGGAATTGACTCAGCTATAATTGGTGGGTTTGGTAATTCAGTTACTGGAAATAACTCTTTGATTCTTGGTGGAAGTTCATTCACAGGTACAGCAAATTCAACTATATATGTTCCAAACTTAGAAGTTAGAACAAATCTTGTTGTAACTGGTACTTCAAACTTTGCGAGCACAGTTACTGCTAAAGGAGCTGTTCAAATATCTGGTAATACATCTGTTGGTGGAAATATAACTGTTAATGGTACTGCAACTGTAACTGGAAGGATTGATGCTCTATCTGGAATTTCATTTACTGCTCTTGGAACCAGATGGGAATTTAAGTCTGTAAACATTGGAGGTTGGGATATGGATACAACTGTATCAGTATCTATTGCTCACGGTTTATCAGCAACTGAATGGAGTACAATTAGAAATGTAGATGTAATGATTTTTAATGATGCACAAACAAATCTTTATCCTTTATTGCTTGGTGATGTTGGTGTTACTTCTGGTTATCATAATGGTCTAAATAGCACAAATATTTCTATTGGTAGAGCAACTGGTGGAGGTTTTGATAGTGCTTCATATAATGATGCAGGTATAAATAGAGGATTTTTGAGTTTTTGGTACATTCCAGATTAACTGGTTAGAGAGAGGTAAGTACTCTCGAATTGGATTATAAGCCAAATCAAAAAAAACAATATTTATCCAAAGATAATCTAATAGACAATGGCAGAAAAAGTAGTTTTAAATTTCGAGATTAAAGGTGTTACACAATCAATCACAAACTTTGAGGAGTTACAGAAAGCTATTGCAGCAACTGAAAGCGAACTTAAAGGTATGGATATTGGTTCTGATGCCTTTAATAAGCAAAAGAAACAAGTTGATGAGCTAAAAGAGAAGTATGGAGAGCTATCAAAATCTGCTGCACAAAGTTCAAAAGAGTCAACTGAAAAGTTTATGGCTGCTGGAGACAACTTTGAGAAGTTCGCAAAAGGAGTTGTTGACGCTGTAGCAGGGATTGCCATAGCAATGGGAGCTTCTGGTGAGGAATCAGATGCAATGGTAAAAAAATTCGTTCAAATCCAAGGTGTGGCCACAGGCCTCAAGGGAGGAATAGAAGCGTTTATTGTTGTTATAACCTCTGCTCAAAAAGCGTTTGCTGCACTTAACATTGTTATGTCCGCCAACGTCATTGGACTCATCGTGCTTGGGATTGCAGCCTTAGCAACAGGTATCTATTTTCTTATAAAAAATATTGATACAGTAATTGATTTCTTCTCTGAATGGCAAAATATTGTTCTTGCACTTTTGGGACCTCTTGGACTTATCATTGCCATCTTTATGGAGATGAATGAGGCTGAAGAAGACTTAAGAACTGAAAGAGAAAAAGCTTCAGCAGAGGCAACAGCACAGTCAAAAAAGAGGGTTGCTGAATTAAAGTTTGAACACGCTGAATTTAAGAAGTCAAAAGAAGCTGAAAATGGAGTTCTTGAAAAGAGAATTGAAATCCAGGAAAATATAGGTGGTTCCTCATATGCTTTAAGGTTGCAATTGGCAGAAAATAATGCTGCAATTCTTAAAGATGAGATTGAAACTACAAGAAATATATTGTTAACAAAGCAAGAAGAATTTAGAGTTAAAGCTGAGCTTGCTGGTATGACAAAAGATGCTTATGCACAATCTATTGGACTTGATTATGGAGCTTTGGTTACTCAAGCAACTGCTATTCTTGATGAAATGCAACTTGATGTTCAGGTTGCAGAGTCAAATGTAACAAAAATAAAGAAAGACGAACAAGAAAAAAGAGCAGATGATGCTCAAGCATCTGCTGATAAACAAAATGCTATAAATGAAAAACTTTATCAGGATGAACTTTCAAGGATTCATAGACTTCAAGCAGAAAGAAATAAATTAATTCAAGATATAGAGACAGCTGAGAATGCATATTATGACAGCAAATTAACAAATCAACAAAGAGAAGAAAATGCTGTTTATGATTATTATTATGCTTTAATTGAAGGTGCAAAAACACTTGGACCTGAGTATGTAAATGAAGTTGCAATTCTTGAAGAGGCAAAACTTGCTAAACTTGAAGAAATAAATGCTAAATATGATTTAATTGAAGAGCAAAGAATAAAAGCAAAAAGAGAAAAAGATATAGCAGATTTTAATGCTTGGAAAGAAAAAGAAATTCTTAAAGAACAAGAAGCAACTGCAAGAAAAATAGGAATTGCAAAATCTTATTCAGATGCAGCAAGTGCTTTAGCTGAAACTGTATTCACTTTAACTAATCGTTTTGGTAAACAGGATGAAGAAGCAAGAGAAAAAAGAGCAAAGAGACAATTTCAAATTAATAAAGCACTTGCTTTATCAGCTGCAATCATTGATGGGTTTAAAGCTATTACAGCATCACTTGCTGCAGCTCCTTTGGTTATTGGAGTGGTTCCAAATCCTGTGGGTATTGCAAACCTTGTTGTAACAGCAGCAACTACAGCTGCGAATATAGCAAAAATTGCAGCATCACAGTATAAATCAAGTGGCGGAGGAGGAGGTGCATCAGCATCTGTTCCATCATCTTCAGGAAATGTATCTGCAGGAGATACATCAAGTTCAATAACAGCAGCATCACCAAGTCAGCAATTATTTGGTGTAGGAAATAATAAATCAAATGTGACACCATTTGGTCAAGGAACACAAAATGGACAATCACCTCAGCCAATAATTATACAGAATACAATTTCTGCAGCTGAGATGACAACGGTTCAAAGTGACCTTGGAGGTATACAAACAATGGCAACACTTAGTGTTGGCGGTTAAAATAAAGAAATATGTTTAATAAAGACAAAAAAATTAGAAAGAGACTTAAGTTTAGGGATAATGATGGAAACCTTGTTGGTTCTTTAGATAGAATTGACATTGTTACTGAACCAGCAACTGAACTTGATTTTGAATTATTCTCAAATAAGGATGTAGAAAACCTTGAGACAATGAAATTCTCTGTAATAAATGAAGACCAAATGATATTTGCTGGTCCAGCAATGGTTCCAAATCTTGGTTTGCCAAGGAAAGATAAAGCTACAGGAGAGGTTTATGAAGGATATTTTACAGAAGAAGATATTGATGATGCAGTTATGCTTTATCACCAGTATGGAAAGATGAATGAAACTGCATTTGAGCACAAGGAATTTGCTATTACAGATGAAATATTCTTGCTTCACGACTGGAGAATCCTGGACCCAAAGAATGATACAGCAAACGCAATGGGTTATGACACATCAAAGCTTGAACCTAAGACTTGGTTTGTAATGTTTAAGTGTACAAACAGAGAAATGTGGGCAAAATTAAAAGAAAGCAAATTTAAAGGGTTTTCTGTTAAGTCAATTGTAATAATTGACCAGACTACAAATGAAAATATGTCTGCACTTTTAATGGATGACCTTAAAATAAGTCAAGGAGTTGAAGATTCTGAATTAAAAGAAGAGGACATCAAAGAAATAGAACAGGCAATAGATTCTGGGGTTAACATTAAGAATAAAAACTCGCTTTTATATTCAATTATGAAGGATATTCTATCAACTGATAGGTTAAATAAAGAATCAAAGCAGAGACTTATTTCAAGAATTTTAAATAAAATTTAAGCCAAAAAAAAATTAATAATATATAGTATAAGAATTAAGGATATTATCATAAATAGCCAAAAAAATAAACAATGGAAGATAAAACAGAAAAAGTATCATTTAAAGACAAAATGATAAAACTAATTGTTGAAGCGTTTTCAGCTTCAAATGAAGCTCCTGCAGATGCAAAAGTTGAATATACATTTAAAGATATGAAACTTGATGATGGTGTTACCATTGTAAGTGTTGATGAAGACTTTGTAAAGGATGCAATTCTTTATGTTGTTGATGATTCAGGAAGAAACCCAGCAGAAAAGAAAGATTATACACTTGAAGATGGTAGAGTAATTGTTGTTGGAGAAGCAGGTGTTATTTTAGAAGTAAAAGAAGCAGAAGCTGTTGAAGAAGCAATGAAAGCGGTTGATAAGACTGCATCACTTGAAGAAAGAATTAAAGGTATTGAAGATACACTTGTACTTCTTGTTCAAGGAATTCAAACAAACAAAACTGCAGAAGTAGAAAAATTCAGCAAATTAAAAGCTGAAAACGAAACTTTAAAAGCAGAAAAAACTAAACTTGAGAATGCTCCAATGGTAAAACCTACTGTAATAGCAAACTTCTCAGCAGAAAAAGGATTAAACGAAATGACAAGACTTGAAAGAATTGAAGCATTGAGAGAATCAAAAGAAAATAAATAATTATAAAATTATAAAAAAATGGAAAACAAAAAGAAACAAAAACTGTCAGCAGAGGATTTCTCCTTGAACGTGTCAGCTTTATCAACCTACACTGATGAAATCAGTTTTGGTTTAGGTAAGGAAGTTATTCTTGGAGCTAACACGCTGAAAGATGACCTTATCTCAGTAAAATATGGCATTAAAGGTGCATCATTTACCATTCCTTTGGTAAAAAATACCATCTATGCAGTACCAGGTGGACCAGGAGCATTCGTTGCATCAGGTGCAACTACAATGGCACAAGGAACAGGTACAATGACAGCAATCTCTGTACAAGATTCTATCTATCCAGGAACATTGAAGGATTACTTCTATGACCTTTATATGAAGAACTCTATCAACAACGCAGAAGACCTTGGTCAAATGGAATCAGTTTTCGTTGAGAGCAAGCTTGAAAAAACAAGTGAGGTTGTTGACATTATGATTTGGCAAGGAGCCCTTTCATCTCCAGCTTATGCTGCTACAACTGGCAACAATACTTTGATAGATGGAATTCTTCAAAAAGCATACGCTGCTTCAGCTTCAACTTATAACATCACTGGTGTTGCAATCACTCCAGCAAATGCTGTGACTGTAGTTGATACTTATTTAACAGCTACAACTGCTAACATTCCTGCAATCATAAATGACTGTAGATTGTATTTATCACCAGCTGAATTCCAATCATATTTGCTTGGAGTTACTAAAGAGTACAAATACAATATGAACTTGCTTGAGACTGATAAGATTAAATCTATCCTTCACCCTGGTTCAATTGGATTCAGAGTATTTAGAACTAATGGTCTACACGGTACAACTGCAAAATCAATAATTACTCCAAAAGAGAATGTTTGGGTTGCGATTTCTGATGAGTCAGACTTAGAATACAAAATTTTCTACTCTAACTACTTAAGAGCTTATTGCTTTGAGTTTAATTGCAAACTTGGTGTTGCATTTAGCCAGCCTGAGCTTGTAGCAAAAATTGCTTAATAAAAGAATTAAATTGGAAGGTGTAAAGACCTTCCAATTTTTAAATAAAGATGGAAGAAGTTTGGAAAATAATTAAAGGTTTTGAATCTTATAATGTTTCTAATCTTGGTAGAATTAAAAGCTTGTTTGGTAAAGAAAAAATACTTAAACAAAGTTTAAATCGAGATGGATATATGAAGATTAATCTTAATGGAACCACTTTCAATACACATAGATTAGTTGCTGGTGCATTTTTAGAAAACAAAGAAAATAAACCTCAAGTAAATCATCTAAATAAAAAAAGATGTGATAATCGTGTTGAAAATCTTGAATGGGTTTCTATCCAAGAAAACAATGACCATAAAAATGGTAAACCAAATATGGAGTTATTTTCAAAACTAATTAAAGAAAGAGTTAGACAAATTATTCCACTATAAATAAACATTAAAAAAAATAAACAATATGTGTAACGTAACTACAGGGTATGATAACCTTTCAATATGCAGAAACTACCAGACTGGTGTCGAGAAATTTGACATCCGTAAGTGGTCTGGAGCAACTGTTTGGAGCGTAGACTCAAATAACATTCAGACTGGATGTACTGCATCTGATTCTGGAAGCCCATTCTATGAAATAACTCAAAAGTTTCAAATGGGTGAATTTATACCTGGCGAAGGTGTTCACGATGTTACAGGAGTTGCCCCAGCAGCATTTACAAATAGAGTGATTATGCATATGATGAAATGGCAGAACTCACTTAGAAACTTTACTTATACAATGGCACAGTTCGAAGTCGAGATAATCGCAACTTTGAATAACGGTGAACTTTGGACAGTAGGTACAGAGAATGGAGCAAATATTTCAGCTTCAGCTCCAACAGTTGGTAAGACAATTAACGAATTTGCAGGTTCAATTATAACCTTCGAATCAACTGAAAGTCAACCAGCATACAATTTGAGTTCAACACTATACTCTACTTTCACAATCATATAATTAAATTTGTTTTTGAATTATTATAAAATGCCTTCACTTGAGGGCATTTTTTATTTTGAGCCAAAACAAAAAAAAACCTATTTATTCATAGAAAAACACAATAAAATATGAGTTGTACCTGCAAATTAGTATTAAAAAAAGGAAAAGGTGAAGTTAGAGAATCACAATTCCTTTCTAAAAGAGTTCATCTTGGTAGAATAGATGAAGCTCAATATACATTTTTTAATGACTTCTTTCCAGATGCATTTGAAATGAAACAATGTTCTTTTTGTTTAGAAGAAAAACCAGAAGAAATTGAGGTTAAGAAAACAAAAAAGAAAAAGACTGAGTAAAAATGAATATTAAACTTGTAAATGGTCAAACAAATCGTTGGGTAATGCCAATCAGTGAAGCGGTTACTCTAACCTCAACCACTGTATATTTCCTATTCAAGTTGACAGACCATACAACAAATGATGATTCTTATTTTACAGCACCAGATATATCTACAAACATAATTAACCACAATGAGTTTAGCATCACTTTAACAGGTTCTGCTTATACAAACTTAACTGCAGGTACAATTAGCCTTCATAAAGGAAGATATGATTATAGAGTGTATGAAATGGAAGATGCATCAAACCTCAGCATAACAGGAACAACAGGAACAATTTTAAAACAAGGGATTGTAAGTGTGTTCGGAGAAACTCCAGAGACACATATTGATTCAGAATATACTGGAAGTACAATTTCGTACACATACTACGACCCTAATGCATAATAAATATGGAAGATAATAAAACAGCACCACAATTACACATTGCCCACTTCTCAAAAGCTGGTATGATGACTGTTGCAATACCTAATGAGGTAATAACAGCAAAAGACCCTTATGTTAGATTTGGAAAAAACAATCTGGCACCACAGGAATATTGTACTTTATACAATCAAGCAAGTTATTTACATAAAAAATTGATTGATTTAAAAGCTGATATGATTGCAAGCAAGGGTTTTAAAGAGGTTGATGCTTTAAAAGACTTTATTGATAATGTTGATTGCGAAGAAACTTTAAATGAGATTGCTCTTGATATAGCAAAGGATTATGTAATGTCAAATTACTTTGTTTTAAGAGTTATTTGGACAGCTGCAAAAAAGATTGGATATGTAGAAAGAATTCCTTTCGAAAATATGCGTATAGCAAAACCTACTTGTGTAGAAGATGCTGGAAAGATTAAAGGATTCTATTTGAATGCTGATTGGGCTAACAAAAAAAGCTCACATCATTACTTTCCAGCTTTTGACCCTGAAAAATATCTTGAGTGTCCAGAGCAAATTATATATGTAAGAAAGAAAACTCCTGGTATGTTCTACTATACACTTCCTTATTATTCTCCAGGACTTACTTGGTTAAGACTTTCTGAAGCAATTGGAACGTTTGCTCTTGCTAATATTAAAAACGGGATGTTCCCAAATATTATCATTACAAACAGAACTGGTGCAAACCCTACTCCTGAACAAATGCAGGCTGAATATGATATGGTTAATGCTAAATTCAGAGGTGAGAAAGCTGCCAGTGATTCATTTATGCTTTGGGCAAACGCAGGTCAGGAACCAACCATTACAACTTTGAATGCAAATGATAATGACAAGAAGTTTAACGACATCTTGAAGTACATTGAGGAGGCTACAATTAGAATGCACGGGTTCACTTCCAGTGTGGCGGGTCTGGATGTTGCTGGAAAATTAAGCTCTGGAAGGAATGAAATCATTGATAATGTTGAAATGATTGTAACAAAAGAAATAAAACCTGTACAAAAGCTTATCGAACGCACATTCAATAAATTAGCAAAAATAAACGGGTTACCAGAAATGGAACTTGAGGACTTTACAATGTTTGAACCTGTAGATGAAACGAAACTTGCTACAACTGATGACCTTCTTAAGATAACTGATGCATATGCATCAAAGAAATTACCTTACAATTCAGCAATGGCAATGATGAAACAATTATTTGGTTATGATGATGAAATTTCAAGAGCAATCCTGGGCCCAATTCCAGTTATTGTTCCAGAAGTTCCTGTATTACCTCAACCAACAAACGTTAATTAAAAAAAATAAATATGGCAACTAATAGCGGAAGCACAAGAACACTATTTGCTACACCAGAGTTCACAAAAACTTGGTTGGCACTTGATTCTAATATAGATGAACCAATAATCACAGCAACTCTTAGAGATGCTGAGGACGTTCATATTAAAGCTATCCTTGGGGGTAACTTGTACTATACATTAATTGAAAAAATTAATTCAAATACTCTAACTGGAGATTATAAATTCCTGATGGATAACTTTGTTATTGCTTGTTTGATGCAGTATTTTTTATACGAGTTTACTTTTACTGGAAGTTACAAGTTCAAAAACATTGGAATGGTTAAGCAGGTAAGCGAAAACTCAGAAAGTGTTTCAGAAGAAGAAAGAAATAAAGTACGTACAAACATAATGAAAAAGGCAATGGCACTTGAAGATGCTATTATACGAGAGACAAGAGTTAACTCACATAAATATCCAGAGATAAATATGATTGCGCCTGATATGCAAGCTCCAAGAGCTGAAGCTTACAGGTCAACAATTTTTGTTCCTGGTATGTACAATAGAGGAAAATGGAATACAGAAGACTTATATAATTAAAAAATGGAAACAGCAGATATTTTACTACAATTAGTTCAACTTTCACCAGTTGTTGCAGTGCTTATTTGGACAATTTACTACTTCAAAGGAGAGCTAAAGGCAAAAGGAGATGAGGTTAAAGAACTTCACCAGCAATTAAGAGATAACTCAAGAGAGATGATTTTGGCCATAACAAAAATGACCGAAGCTGTAACTGACTTGCGTGAGGTAATAAAAGAAAAACTTAAATAAAATGGAAGAAGGAGTTAACAAAAAGCTTATTAAAGCATTATGGTCAAATCTATTTGATGAACTTGATAGTTTGCACGATGAGATTAAATCAAAGTTAAAAAAAGAACAACCAGTTTATATTGGTAGTTCTGGAGATTATCCAAATATAGAAAAAAGCGAAAAATGATAACTGTACTTTTAGATAACGGACACGGAAATGATACACCAGGCAAACGTTCTCCTATTTGGGAAGACGGAAGTCAGTTATTTGAATTTGAATTCAACAGAGCGATTGTAAAACGCTTGATGCTTTTACTTGATAGAGATGATATTCCTCACGTAAACATTGTTCCAGAACTAAAAGACATAAGTCTGCAGGAACGTTGCAAAAGAGCAAATGAAATATACAAGACAAACAAAGAGTGTATTTACCTCAGCATTCACGCTGATGCATTTTCTGTTGAGTCTGCAAATGGATTTTCAATGTATACTTCAGTTGGTCAAACAAAATCTGATAAAATTGCACAGGTATTAATTGAAGAGTATCAAATTCATATGCCAGAGATTCGCTTAAGAGCAGATAACTCAGATGGAGACAAAGATAAGGAAGCACATTTTTATGTGCTTAAGAATACAAATATGCCAGCAGTTCTAATTGAATCTGCTTTCTATACAAACAGAAAGGAATGTAAATTACTTGCAAGTGAAGATGGAAGAGATAGAATTGCAGATGCAATTTATGCTGGCATAAAGAAATATATTGGGGCTGATACGCAATAGACTTCTTAATATAGAAATTAAGAAACACGAAAGAGGCATACTTTCCAGTTCCACAAACGACAACATAATTAACGAGGACTTGCTTTGTGCAGCATAAGGCACCTCACAGAAAAGAATAACCTCAGCCATCACGGTTGGGGTTTTTTCGTTATAATTGTATTATGCGTACATAACAAATAAACTCATAAAAAAAAGTTACAGGCAACTTGCCCATAACTTATACCCCATCTCATTTAAGTGAACTCCATCAACTGAGTAGCTTTCTATTAAGTATTCTCCATCTGTTAAAGCAGGACGAATATCAATAAATTTATATCCTTTATCTTTACACAATTCCTCAAGTCTATCATTGATTGAATCAACATTTGATTTGGTTGTATTGTTTCCAATTGTCTGGTTGTATTCTTTTGTTGGGGGGATAACAGATTGAACAACAAAATCAATGTGGTTTCTATCAAGTGAATCACAAATTGAAGTTATATTGTTTATTGTATTATCTACATTAAATCCTGCATTGTCTGCATCATTGAATCCAATCATTAAATAAACCATTGTAGGTTTAAAAGACAAAGCATCAATCAAAGTTTTATTTAATACACCAGTTGATTTCATTCCATCAACACCAAGGTTTGTCGTTTCTTTGTTTAACAAAGAATTCCAATCACCTCTGCGTGTCATTGAATCACCAAGCATAACAATTCTCTCAGGTCTAACTTCATCTTTTCTGCAAGACATAAGACCAATTGTTAAAAGTGCAAGTATAAGTGTTATCGTTTTCATATATGTAAATATACGGATTTTTTTGAATTATGTTTCTTTTTATAAAAAATAGTTATTAACAAAATAGAAAAGGGGAGGTTTTTTATGCCTCCCCTGTTTTGACTTGACTTACTTTTTCTTTTTGTGTTTTCGGTTGTACGCTCTGTAAAACCAAATCACAAATACAACTGCGAAGAAAGTCATAGCCCCGCAAGCTAAAAAAACAAACAATTCATTTTCTGTTACATTCATAATTTATTATTTATTTTGTTTATGAAGTAAAGATAAGGACTATTTTGAATTGACAATCTATTTTATAGATATTTATTTATAAAAAGTTATCAACAATATGCCCACACCAGCGAAGCGCAGGCTGAGGTAAGATTGCATTATCTAATATTCATTTTATTCTGAATCTTTTTCATCTCTTTTTCATTGAAAAGGGAAAGTATAATTGAATATTCATTGCCATCATCCTCATTACCATTTACAAAAGAAGAGTTTAAAATCATCCAATCTTTATTCTTCTTTAATTCGCTGGAGATTTCAAGACATATCCTCTCAATCAAACACTCTTTAGCAAAATGTATTGGGTCATCTCCATTTATTGGAGCTTGGTCCAACATTGATTTATGGAATCCTATCTTAGCCTTGATTATCATTTTCTGTTGAGTCTGCAACTTTAGTTAAATGCATAGCAGAAAGAATCTTCCCAGTTCCAAGATGAACTTCAAAAGTTGCTTGGTCACAAATATAGTTTCTACCAGCAAGCCAGAACTCTTTTTTGCTTGTTACATACTCGTATTCTTGTTTTGAATCGAATATGCAATGAGCTGTGAATTCATTCTCATCTTCAATTTGAGTTGCTTTTAAATCAATATGCTGAACCAAGTTATATTTTGTTCCTGGAACAACAAATTCAATTCCAGCTGCAGTTGTTGATACACCTTTTACTCCTTGAGTATGAACTGTACGAACAGCAAATTTCTGTTCCATAGGGGCCTCATCATCAATCAAGACAGAGATGTCATACATAAGTCTGCCTATTTCATTCTTGAGAGCCTCATTCTGTTCTCTAAGCTTTCTATAAGAAGATTGTTTTTTGAATCTTTCTTGTCTATCAAGTTCTACAAATTCATTTGCCTTATCAGCACATTCTTTACATACAATTGAAGGGTTTGTAGACCCATTGCATCCTTCACATTTTGTTTCTTTTTCCATTTTATTTTTCAATTTTTAATCCTAAATATTCTATTTGATTGTTTATTTCTTCTGTTAATTCTTCTTCACTCATATAATCAATTTTATTTGATAATTCAATGTAGGAATCAATCAAACCTTTTTCTTTGAAAATAACTTTTTCATTATCATCTTGTGGAGTAATTAACCACCTAAGGTATTCTTTTTTCTTTTCCATTATTTCTTATTAATACGTTCCATTATTAATCTTAGAATAACCATCAAGTTATCTAAATCTTCTTTTTTCTCTGTAGCATTAACTGCTTTCATCTCAATTCTTTCAAACTCTTTAACTTCTTCTGGTGTCATATATGGAACCAAAGACTTCATAAGTGTTAATGTTTCAATTGCCTCATCTCTCATAATTCATCTAAATTTAATTTATCTAATCCCATTTCTCTTGCTTTAATTGCAAGCACAGATTCTTCATCTTGTTTCAGAATAAATTTATAAGTATAATATCTTTTCCCATTAATAACTTCCTGAGTAATATTAACTCTAATTACATCTGGTTTGGTTGAAATGTCAGCAAGATAACCTTGTATCTGCTGAACAAAATATGATATTGGTGCTGACATAATTATTCTTCCTCATCTTTATTAGATTTAATTTCAGATTTTATACCATCTATATCACAAAATATAAAAGGAGTTTCAATAAGAACACCATCACACATTTCAAGTTTTCTCCATTCATTTTTAGAATCACCTGCCCATATGAAATCATCAAGAGCAAATTCTAAATGATACTTTTTAACAAGGAAAAATTTCTCAACTGAATCTTCTCCAATAAGAACTTTAATATCACTCTTTGTTTTTGAGACTTGATTGAATAGGTGAGACTTCTCAAACTCAACATCAGCTATTTTATTTTTTAGAGACTTAATCTCTTTATTGTTTTTATCTAATTTGTAACCAGCGTAAAATAACATTGCGCTTGTGGTTAACCATAATACTACTTCTATAATCATTTTTTCTTTTTTTCTATTAAAATTTTACCCATTTCCATTCATTCATTGGTAGTTTTTCTCTCTTATGTTTTCCATACTTTCTTTTAACTTTCAGTTTCCCATCAACTTTTTTTAAGTCACCTGGGTTATACTGACTGGATAAAATTGAAAGATAAATTTCCTGAACTCCTCCTGTTTTACATTGTTCCATCTTGTTCTAAGATTATAAAAAGCAATCCAGAAAACCTGGGACCAAACGAGCGAAGTCTAAAACCCATAACTGGATTGCTTTTGTTTCTTTATTTTTATCTACTTTGTTTAGATAATCCAGTTTTTAAATACTCAAAATTTAATGCTGTGTATTTCAACTTAAATTTTACAGGTCTATATATTCTACTAAGTGGAGAATCTTTAACTTCAATTGTTAAATCAATAGTTTTGAAATCAGTGTCAACAGCTGCAATTCTATAATAATAGTCATATTTTTTTATGTAAGAATGAATATCATCAATTGTATACAATGTATCTTCAGCTTTGCAATTAGGTGGAATCCAGTTAATAATTGGATATATATCTTTTTCATTTTTAAAAATGAAAACCATTCCATTTTCCAATCTCATTTCTCCACATTCACCTTTTGAGTTTAGTTCGCTTTTTAAATAAACAATATCTGAAATATATTTACTGCTAATTTCAATGAACTCTTTCTTTGTTACTTCAATTTCCATATATAAATTATTTATCGCATTCTGAGTGCATTAACATTGTTGACTCAATTGTATAAAGTGTTATTGGTATAATCTTATCATTGATTAGATATACCTTTTTAACTGTTTCAATTCCATTGACTGTTTCAGCAGTATATGTTGCTTGATAATTGCCATCTTCTTTTAAAGAAAGTTCAGTCAATGCATACGTTTTCATTTTTGTTTCTCCTTTTTCCATCTCTTTGTGTTTTTATATAAATAGATAAAAAAAAAGAAACTTCAGAATAAAAGTTACTTTTTATATAAACGGTAAGATTTGATGATGAGTGGATGAGGTTATATATCTCTCTGCTCGTAAGATTCCTCCATTAGGATTTTAACTATACGTTCTTGTTCAGCAGCCTCAAGTTGATTTATATATGCAGAGTCCAAGACTTCTGTTATATAAAAGTATTTCTTTGAACCTTCTCCACTCCAGTGGCCAACAAAACGTATTTCCATTCCAACGTGGATAGGAAGGGTTTGTTTTGAAGATATTTCATAGTACATTCTTTTTCCTTTGAAATTAACTTCATATAATCTAAGACCCATTGCTGATGTCCAAGCTTGTCTAATACTTGTTGGGGTTCCTCTCCATACTCTTGGAGAAAATTCAATCTCTACTTCTTTCATAATTCGCTCGTTTTTTAATTTGTATACAGCAAATTTATAGCATTTATTTCATTCGTGCAAGTTATTTATATTCTTTTTTTAGAAAATTGTTTTTTTAATTCTATTTATATATATTGAACAATGAGTTAAAATTTGAACAGATGAAAACAGGATATATTTATACATTAGATATTGATGAAGTTATATTTTATGTAGGTAAGACAACTTTAAGACTACAGGATGCATTGGCAAGACATATGTCAGATGCAAGAAAGAATTCTTATGGAGGTAATAAAGAAAAGATAAAGTTTATAAATAATGCTCTTGAGTCTGGTAAAACAATAAACATCCAGCAGGTTGTAGAATGTTCTGTAGAAGATTTATCATTTGAGGAAGAATTCTATATTAAATACTTTAAATTCCTTAACTGTTCAATTTTGAACAAGAAATTAATTTATTAATGAAAACAACATAAGATGATTATTATTGAACAAAAGGACCGTTTATCCTTGAGATTCATTTTTTGTATCTATATATTTTAGTATGGAGCTCATAACATCTCCATCAACAAATCAAAAATGATATGCGGGTTCCAGGGGAGTAATTACCCCTGGTTAGCCTCCCGTTAAAGGCAAACAATACATCTAAGAGAAAACGGGTATAATCTTAGAAAAGGCTAATAAATAGATTATGAATACAATAAATTACTACTTAAACACAAAGACACCTACTGTCTATTCTGGAACAACTGCAGGTCAGTGGTTCTCATTAATAAAGAACTCAAGTTTTTCTGAATTGATTGAATCAGCTCGTGCTGGTGATTTAGATTATGAAGAAGTAAAGTTAACACAAATTCCGTGTGTAACATATAACTTCTTCTATAATTCTTATAAGAAAGACACAAACATAATTTCATCAACTGGTCTAATGTATATTGATATTGATGACCCATCTTTTAATATAGATGAGGTTGATAAGTCAAATGTATATGCTATATATAAATCATTTGGTGGTTATGGTTGGGGATTAATAATAAGAGTTGATGGACTCACAAAAGAAAACTTTAAGTTTAATTATACAAACATTGTTAATGAGCTTGGTCTATCAAGTTATATAGATAATGATGCTGTAAAAGCAAGTCAATTCAATGTTCTTTCATTTGACCCCAACATTCAAATCAATGAATCAGCAAAAGTTTTTGTAGCAGAAAAGTGTACCCCATCCGTGGGTAATACTTCGTATCCTATTAAAGGGGAAGCATATACTCACGGTGGGGGTACACTTTTTAGAAAACCACTTCGTTTTGATAATTTGGATGAAATAGAGTTTGAAGGTGACTATACAGTTAACTGGGATGGTTATGATTGGGTTCGCTGCTGGATACCAATCAGAAAACAAACAGAAGGTTCACATAGACTTCTTTTAAGTTACTGCAACAACCTTGTATGGCTAAACCAACATATTTCAAAAGAACGTTGTTTAAAAGTTCTTATTGGAGTTCACCAGACTGCATTCAATAAACCATATGTTGAAAAGAAGTTACTTGGTATAATTGATTCAATTTTTAAATATAAACTTGATGGAACTCTTAAACCAATAATGTTTAATAAGAAAAGAAAAATTGTCTTTAAAAAGAATTCTCAATTAACTGCAGAGGATAAGAGAGAAATTGTTCTTGCAGTATGTAATGACAAGAAAAAGGATGAAAGCAAGCAGAAGCTTTATGAGATACTTGAAAACTGGGATTGGCAGTTAGGTAAGATTTCTATACGAAAGGTTGCTAAACATTACCCTATTAGCAAAAAAACAGTAGCTAAGTATTGGAATGAGTTTAGAGATTATATTAATGAGTTAAATAAATAATTCAATAAAATTATAAACAAAACATTTTTTGGACTATTTATAATAAAACAGTCCAAATGCATTTTTTAACAACATACAAAAATAAGTTACAGAACAAACGTCATAACCCAATCGCTCAATCCAAAATGAATGAGATGGTTCTGACATTTAGGCAGACCCAGGATGAATCTTTAAAAACAAAGATTGTTAATCATAACCTGCGTCTTGCATATGCTGTTGTAGAAAAGCATATTAGATACCGTGGAACAATGGAAGCTGAAGATGTTATGGATTATGTCCTCCAAGCAAACGAAGGTCTTGTATCAGCTATAAACCGTTATGAACATTCTCAGATAGACTTTGCTCT